CACTCTGGATGGCAAACCCCAATTTGGACGTGTCCGTAAGCCTTGAGACGCTGAAGCACGATCAACAGCAAGCGATTCAAAACGCCAGTAAGCGCGGCGTCTACGCTGCGAAACATTTGTGCATCTGGATGACCGCAGCATCAGCGTATTTCAACATGCCCGACTGGGCGAAGTGCCTTGATGCCACGTTGAATGAAGCTGATTTCACCAACGACCCACTGTACATCGGCGTGGACCTTGCATCGGTTTTGGATTTATCAGCAGTCATCCGAGTTTACGTTCGCTCGATTGAAGGCAAGCTGCACTATTACATATTTTCAAGGCATTACTTGCCCGAGGATCGTATCGCAGACCCGGCGAACCAAATCTATCAAAAGTGGGCTGCGGAAGGTTTTCTGACGCCGTGCGAAGGTGCGTCACTGGACTACGCACAACTCAAAGAGGACTTAACAGCAGACATCGACGGACACAACGTCATCGGGGTTTGTTATGACAAGAGATACGCGGATCAAGTCATGCAGGAACTGAATTACGAGACCGGCGTCACGACGATTGAAGTGCCGCAAAAAGTTGAATATTTATCACTGCCCATGAAGTCTTTGGATGCCGCAGTACAAGAAAAAAGGGTTCACCATGCGGGTGACCCAGTTCTCAGTTGGTGCCTCTCAAACGTGGTTTCAAAACCACGCGGCCCGAATGAGGATGTCTACCCGGATAAATTAAAACCGGCTGCAAAAATCGACGGAGCCGTTGCACTAATCACCGCGATGAACCGCGCTATTACGTGTTCATCCACCGCCAACGACCCTGGCTTTGGGTTCTTTATTGGATAACTACTGATGCCAAATTTCGGAACTAAAATCTCGAACTATTTTCGCGGCATCGGTAAAGCTATCCGCTCCGGCTCTCTTTCACCGACAGCCATATTTCAGTGGCTCCATTCAGGTGAAGCAACAGCCGCAGGCGAGATTGTAAACGAGTCGAACGCGATGAAAATCACGACTGTCTATGGCAGCGTGCGAGTCATCGCGGAATCCATCGCATCGTTGCCATTGAAGCTGATGGAAAGAATTTCCGGTGGGCACCAAGAAGCCGTTGACCAGAACCTGCACTATCTGTTGAGCGTAGAAGCAAACCCGGAGATGACGGCATACACGTGGGTGGAGACACTCACCGGCAGCGCAGCATTAACGGGCAATGGTTATTCGGAAATCGAACGCAATGTTAACTCCGGTCAGATCGTCGCGTTGTGGCCTTTGCATCCGTTCAAGACCCTGGCGAAGCGTGACCCATCGACGCACCTGATTTATTACGAGACCAGCGATGGAATGCCTTTGAACCAAACCCGCAGGATTGCGGAAGAGGACATGATTCATCTGAAGCTTTTCAGCTTGGATGGACTCGTGGGGATTAGTCCCGTCGAAATGTGCCGGCAGACGTTGGGCTTGGCGATGGCGTTGGAAAAATCTGGTGCCCGTCACTTTGGCAATGGTTCCCAACCGGGTGGCATATTGATGAACAAAAACAAGCTTGATCCGAAGGCTCAAGTTGAAATGCGAGAGTCCTGGAATGCTCAGCAAGGCGGCGTGAATCAAGGTAAGACAGCGTTCGTTTTCGGCAGTGAGTGGAGCTATCAGCAGCTTGGAATCTCGAACGAGAATTCACAGTTCATTCAATCCCGCGCTTTCACCCGTGCGGACATTGCGATGGGCATTTTCAGGGTTCCGCCTCACATGGTGGGCAGTGAGACTAAGATGCCCGGTTCTGGCGCAGAACAGATGGCGTTGCAGTTTGTAACCTTTTGTATTCAGCCGTGGCTCTCACGTTTCGAACAGGAGTTGGTTCGCAAACTGTGCCCCGTTCAAGGGCGGAAGGCCAACAAGTTTTTCGTTCAATTCAGCGTCGATGCTTTGCTGAGATGCGATTTTAAGACGACCATGGACGGCTACAGCGCGGGTCGCATTGGGGGATGGTACACAGGCAATCAAATACGCATCAAGCTTGGCGAGAACATCGCCGACACTAACACGGGCATGGATGAATACTTGGTCCCGGTCAACTACCAGAGCAGCAAAAGATTGTTGGATACGGAGAGCGTTCAAAATCAACCCGTCGATGCTGAGCCAGTGGCTCCAACAGCAGCAGAGCAGAACATGCTCGGTCATTTCACAAGAGCATACATAACGATCTTCGGGGACGCCTTTAAGCGTCTTTCGACCCGTAAACAGCGTGGTTTCGACACCATTAAAGCGTTGTTCTCGCCTGTTCTTATCTCGATTGCGGACGCATCCAGCAACCGCAACGGCCTTCCATTACCGGGGGGTGATCCAGAATTTGCCGGTGTCGTGGACGACGCCTGCAAGTCGATGGCGAAGAGGGCTGAGAAGTGGCCGGAAGTCATCGCACCGGAAGACATGGCGGCGATGGCAACGCAGGAATTCACCCGTGCCGTCCGAGCGATTCACGTGAACGTGTCACGCAACACAGCCGCAGCAAAAGCGGTGCTCGAACTTGCGGCACCCGAAGAAGATGAGGAAGAAGATGAAACAGCAGCTTGAACATCGCAGCATCCCGTGTGAATTCAGGGTCGCCAAGGACACCGGCAAGAATACCATATTCGGGTACGGTGCCGTGTATGGCGTTCGCTCCTCAGATTTGGGCGGGTGGGTCGAAGTCATCTCTCCTGGTGCGTTCGACGCGCATCTTGCAACCACGCCAAGCATAAAGGGATATTTTAACCACGATACGAATCTCATTTTGGGTTCCACTGCGGCAGGCACCATGCGCGTGAAATCAGACAAGGTTGGACTCGCCTACGAGATCGACGCCCCCGAAACACAAGCAGCCCGTGACCTGATGGTTTCTATGCAGCGTGGTGACATCAACCAGTCGAGTTTTGGCTTTGTCTGTCGTGATGCATCGTGGGGATATGACGAAGTTTCCGGTCTCGACATTCGCACTGTGAAGCAAGCGGATGTCTACGATTGTTCCCCTGTTTCTGAACCCGCATATCCGCAAGCCACCAGCGGCGTTCGCTCGTTGCCGACCGACATGCCTCTCGAAGTTCGCACCAAACTCAACGCTCTGAAACCGGAGAAACGTGACGATCCCACGGAAGATCCCGTGGACAACGACCCCGATTGCGAATGCGATTGCGCGCAGTGTGAAGCCGGTAGTTGTGGCCTGTGCAGCAATGACGATTGCGACGATGAGTATTGCTCTGATGCTTGCAAAGATTCGCGGGCAGCACACATCGTCAGCGAAGATAACAAGCGTTGGATTCGCATTGCCCTCGCGAAGCACGCACACGCAGCTTAAACAATTTTAGTTTCAGTCAGGCCGGATGCCGCCACTTGATGGCCGCGTTCACTCGCAGGTTTTCGCCTGATGCGAAGAGTCATGTACCGACCTACATGGTGTCCCGCACACGCAGTAAAAATTCGCACCAAAAAGGAACACCATCCATGAGTATTCAAACTCTACACGAGAAGCGCACCAAGCTTCTCGCCGATGCCCAGGCAATTATGCTTGGCGAAACCGTTACGGCGGAGCAGCGCGTCTCAGTTGACGCAATGCTTGCCGATGTGGACGTGCTCGACCTTGACATCAAGCGTCTTGACCGTTCGTCCGTTGTGGACACAGAGAACCGCTCTCAGCGTCTTATCCCACGCGGCAACCCCGGCGACAGCGCCGTCAACGCGGCTCCCGAGGTTGTGGCACAGCGTCAGCGTGACGCATTCGACTACGCCATCCGTGGCCGTATCCCACAGTTGAATCTGAACAGCGAAACCCGCGAACGCTTCCGCGAGGTCGAGCGTCGTGACATCCTGGAGGCTTCCACGGGCGGCAACTTCGTCCCGCAGGCTTTCTACCCTGTGCTCACTCAGGCGCAGATGGAGTGGGGAGACCTGCTTAACATCGTAACTGACGTCCGTTCCGATTCTGGCGCACCGATGAAGTACGCCGTTTCTAACGACACCGCCAGCGTGATGTACGAGGAAACAGTCGGAACCCCGGATGCCAACGCTGCCGAAGATCCAGTTATCGGTGGCGCTATCATCACTTGCTCCTTGCTCTCGTGCCCTCCGATTTTGGTGGGTTGGGACCAACTGCAAGATAGCGCGTTCGACATCACGAGTTTTGTGAAGGACATTCTCGGCAAGCGTTACTTCCGTAGCCTTTCCGCAATGTGCGTCAACGGCTCCGTCTCGGGTAACATCGCGTCGATCCTGACGGGTGTGGCTGCTGCCGGTGCCAACGTCTCAGCCGCTGTTTCTGCGACTGTGACTTATGTGGACATCGCTGCGCTGTACGGTGCTCTGGACCCTGCCTATCTGCCTAACTCCACTTACGCGATGAACTCCACCACACGCGCTCGTCTCTTGGGCGAAGTGAACACACTCGGCAACCCGATCTTCACACCGTCCGCCAGCGTCACTGCTGACCCGTTCGGTTCGTTGCTCGGTCGCCCCGTGAAGTTGGTGCAGGCTCTGCCAGGAATCGGGCTAACATCGCCGGTAACTCCGACCTACCCCATCCTGTTTGGCGATTTCAAGCAGGGTTATGTGCTTCGCACGGTCAATCCCGGACTGTCCGTCAACGTCGTCAAGGAACTCTACGCAGCCAGTTTTGCAACGGGCTTCATCCCGTTCGCACGTAACGGCAGCGCGTTCATCGCTCCCGGTGGCACTCACCCAATCGTAGGTCTCAAGACCGTCTAACCCCCGATGGGGCGGCTCACACCGCCCCATCAAGGCTCGTTCATGAATTAAATCTACGGAATTTCCTCTGCGGCGGTATTAGCCGTTGAGGCGACCGTGGATGATAGTTTTCGGCGTAGTTTACATGATCCTGAATCTGGTCAACGGCAAAGTTTACATAGGGCAAACAACCAAAGATATTCAAGTTCGATGGAAAGAACACCTAGTTGCTGCAAGGATGGGAAAGCCCTGGACTCTCTACAACGCTATTCGTAAGTACGGGGCGGAGAACCTCAAGATTGTGACGCTTCACCAAGCGTTCAGGTTTGAAGAGTTGAATGAGATGGAGATTAGGGCCATCTGGTCACACGAAGCGAACAACTCCGGGTTTGGTTACAACATGACCAAAGGCGGCAAGGGCGTCTCTGAGCCCTCTGTTGAGGCTAGAAAAAATATGTCTGCCGGTCAGAAGCAACGGTTCACCGACGACGGGGAAATCCAGAAAGCGTCCATCAGGGGCAAGGCTATTTGGGCGGATGTAGGGTTACGCAGTCGAATAACCGCGTCAATGAAGGTGGAGAGAAACACAATTGGCGGGAGGGAAAGGCTGTCGCGCATCGCGAGAGATGCTTGGACGGTCGAGGATTTTCGTGATAGACAAACACAGCGCCTACAGGATTTAGGGCGAGACCTGGATCAGCGACAAAGACGGTCTGAGGCTAACTCGCTGCGCACCGGGAATAAACACCCCATGTTTGGAAAGCACCACTCCTCAAAAAGCAGAGCACTAATCAGCGCATCACGTGGTGGGATTCAAGCCACTCGCGAACTGGGTGAGACAGGGTATCGTGGGGTTCGCAAATGTAGAGATACGTACCAAGCTCGTATCTATTTCAAAACGATCCTGCATCACTTGGGCACATTTATAACTCCGGAAGAAGCCGCACTGGCTTACAACCGAAAAGCGGTTGAGCTTTACGGGAATTCGGCAATCCTCAACACTGTAGAGCAACAGGAAGCGACCTAAACGATGCCTTTATCTTACAAGCAATTGACGCAGCCTATCGTCGAGCCATGTTCGTTACAGGTAGTGAAGCAGCAGTGCGTGGTCGATGTCGGCATGACGGCGGACGACAACCTCCTTACTGGCCTCATCATCGCCGCACGTCAACTGTGCGAGAAGAAGATGCAACGCTGTATTTTCAACCGCACCATGCTTTTGGTACGCGACTTCTTCCCATATCCAAATTTCAGTTCCACTGTGGGTGGTCATCGCTCATTTCCGTTCTTTTCTCGATATTGGGAACAGTTGAGCATCAAGCTTCCGAAGCCGGGGTGCGTATCAGTCACAAGCATCACATACATAGACCAGACCGGGGTTACGCAAACCCTTGATCCAAGCACCTACACGGTCGATGTGTATTCAGAGCCAGCGCGTATTTTCCCGGTTAACATGATTTTTTGGCCTTGGATATTCAACACCTATGTTCCGGCTAGTGTTCAAGTGACGTGGGTTGCAGGTACATACGGCGACGGTGTGACCATCAACACCTGTCCGCAGACGATTATCCAAGCGATCTTACTTTTGGTGTCCCACTGGTACTCCAACAGGGATGCGACAGCCACCAGCGTTCCGAAAGGCATTGAGATGGGAGTGGATGCGCTTTTGTTGGGTGAAATGTTTGATTCCTTCTACGGGGTGGACTAATGCTTGACCTGTGCATCCTCCACGCAGGGGAACTCAAACACGCCATCACCATCAATGCGCCGTCAGCTACTCGTGACGCCAGTGGACAGCCTGGGTCAACTTGGAGCTTGGTGCTCACAACGCGGGCAAAGATTGAATCGACTTCGTCGCAGACCTTCAAACTCAGCTTTCAGAATTCCACCTTGGCATCTGACACCACGGACTGCATTACGATCCGCTATTCAGCCGTCGATATAGCACCGGGTTACCAGATTCTATTCGGCGATGAGACTTACACAATAACCGCAGTGGATGACATCCAGAGACGGCATCGTGTTTTAGTCATGGCTTGCACGAGCGTGGACGTTGGTTCCCAATGAGCGACGGCATAACATTCAACATCGACACTTCGAAGTTTGAAGAACTTCTGAAAGCCATGCCTCAGCGTGTTGCACGGCGCGCAGTTCGGCAAGCTTTGCAGGCTGGTGGCGACGTTATTCGAGAGGCGATGGAGGCAGAGTGCCCCAAGCGTACCGATACGCCCACACCGGGCAGCGATGCGTTGCCACCGGGCATTCTGGCGGCTGACCTAACAGTTCAAGTTATCGTCGGCACTCGATACAATCCGACCGTGAAAATCGGACCTACCAAGGACACGAGCCACGTTGCAAATTGGATCGAAAATGGTTTTGACCACGTGGAAGGCGGGCGCAAGCGCAAGGGCGGCAAGGCTACGAAGCATATAGACGCCAATCCTTTCATCCAGCGTGCGTTTGATGAATCGGCACAAGCGGCGGTAGATGCGTTGACCTCTTCTCTTTCGACTTCACTTGAACAAGATTTGACCAGCGAGGGCGGCGGATACGGTGCCGACGACGCAGCAGCTTGGGATGGAGAATGATGGCCGATTTAATTACTGGACTCACCGCGCTGCTGCTGACCGAGACCACTATCACTTCGATCATCGCAGGCGGCAATAGCATTCAGCCGATCCCCG